TATATAACAATGAGAGTACTTAATGAACAGACTAGTCCTGTTGATTCTGCTGATATTAAAGTTTTGGTATTTGTATCTGGTTGTGATAATCTTGAGTTTGCAAACCCACGTGATATAGTGAATACTTATTCACCATATGCACCACAGAGCGGACAATATGATATTAATGAAAACATACATGAATTAGGTTTAAAGCCTTCAGTACCTGACCCCAACATAAATTTAGTTTATATGGGAGAACGATGTGTTACCTTAAGACAATTATTTAGACGTTCCTCCAAATATAAAAGATACATTACAGATGAAAATAGTACAGCTAGATTGTATCTTGATCAGCGTATAGCTATTGGTAGATCACCAGAATATCCAGGGTATGATCCGTTAGGAAATGAAACACTCAAAGGTTTGATATCTCTTATTGGTGAACCATACAATGTGTGTTCATGGACTTATACTACTTGGTTTTCGTTGTGTTTTGTGGGTTCGAGAGGATCATATCATTATACTATTAATCCACTGACTAGTGAACCTGTATGTTCTATGTCAGTAACTAGATCTGCTATTACTCGAGGTACACCAGTTTATGAAGCGTTAGCTGCTCCTAATTCTGTTGATATTCAAAGAGATTTCATTAACACATCAACTATGGGTATGGGTATGGCAGGATTAAATTTGATAACACAAAGAACATTGGGTGGTATTATGGTTTCTGCACCTATGTATAGTCAGTACAAATTTTTATCTAATGATCCAGCTAATAGAACTGATGGTACGAGTCTTGATGGTTCAAATAAAGATACATTATTTTTAAATACAATGACTTTGGGTTCAGCTACAAATAATCAGTCAGAATTGTTGTTAGACACATATGTTTCAGCAGGAACTGATTTTTCTTTGGTGTTTTTCCTCAATGCGCCAAATCTATATAGGTATACATCAATACCTACAGTAGTATAGTACATATCTATTTATATATGTAGGGGAGTAAACCTTTTAAATCCAGATGTATTATTCTGATAGTTTTAACTAAAATAATACGAAAATAAAATCCGATGGTCGATGTCGGATCTTACATCTTTATGTGAGTTTTAGATCGGAAACGGTTTGATTTAATGCTATATTGTTTTTTTTATACAATATTGCGTTCAGTTACCTTTTGTAGCAAATGTCAATACCGCTCTTACCGGTTTTTG